GGCGATGGTTTACGAATTTGACAGCGTGGAGAGTTCAAACTGTTGGGCAGGTAGAAAAACAAGAGCAACCTACACCTCCGCCAGTAGAAAGAAAATCAAGATCTTCCCTTTTAGAATCATTTAAACAAAACAACATATTATGAAAACACATTGGAGAACACCAGACAAAACGGATTTCTTAGGAGCTTGCGACCTTGACGAAGGGAAAGACATAGTTCTTACCATTGAAAAGGTTGAAGTAAAAAAAGTAAAAGTTCGTGGAACAGAAGGGCTATTTAGGGTTGCCACTTTCAAGGAAAAAGTAAAGCCTATGATTTTGAATGTAGGCAATGCAAAAATAGTGAAAAAGTTTGCAAAAGAATCACCTCATGTTGAGGATTGGTGTAATATTCCTGTTACAATTTTTGTAATTGACAATGCAAGGTTAGGTTCTGAAACAGTTGAAGCATTGAGAATCAGACCTATACAGCCGAAGTTGCAAAAAAAGGTATTAACGCCAGCAATGGTTGACCTTTGGGCGAATGCCGTAGATGCAATGAAAAACAAAGGTAAGTTGATTTCAGACATTGAGAAAATATACGATATTTCACCAACCGACAAAACAAAACTACAAAATGAAAGTATTCCAAATTGAACAAAGGTCAGACGAGTGGCATAACCTACGGAGAGGGGTAATTACTGGAACGAAATTAGAAAAACTAATGGTGAAAGACAATCAATTGTTAGTTGATAAGATAGTTGCAGAATTATATTCAGACGAAAAAGAAGAGTTTTTTATCAATGAAAAAATGCAAAGAGGTATTGATATGGAATATGTGGCAAAAATACACTATTCAGAGCAGACCTTTAGCGAAATTTTCGAGGTTGGTTTTTGTCTTTCTTCAAGGTGGCATTTTTTAGGATTGTCGCCTGATGGCTTTGTAGGGTCAAACGGAGCGATAGAAATAAAATGTCCTGACACTTCTACCCACGTGAAATACATAAGAGAAAACAGCTTGCCAAAAGATTATCTTTGGCAGGTTGTTAATTATTTCTTAGTGAATGAGGATTTAGAGTGGCTTGATTTTGTATCTTTTGACGATAGATTTACTTTGAAACCATTACACATTATTCGCATAAATCGGTTGGATATTCAAGACCGTATCAATGAAGCTACCTACAAATTAGATTTTTTTTGGGAAAAAGTAGAAACATTAATAGCTAAAATAAAATGAAAATAGCACCGAAGCAAATAGACGATATTTGGATATTTATGATAACGGCTCAGTTTCTTCTTGACCATGCCGAAGATAGTATGCTCCACGAAAGATGGTGTTCGAGAAAGCTAAAATCTACGCTCAAAACAAGTATTGACGAACTGAAAAAAGTTACTGAAATACCGTTTGTTCAATCAGAGGTTAGTGCATCACCCGAAACTGTTCAACAACAAATTACAGGGTCAATGCTTGCCGAGCAAAACATGAGATTGTCTCTTAGATTTGATATGTTATCGAAAGAAGAACAATTTCGTTTTCAAATGCAGTACGAAAACTTATTAAGTCAATTCAAAATAGATGTTGCAACATGAAAAAAATACAAAAATATTCCTACGGCTTAACGTTACTTGACGTTCAGCAATCAGTCAACAATGGCTGGCAAGTTTCAGTATACAAAAAACGTCTTTGTCTTGAAAACGAAAAGACTATTTTTGTACCTAATTTTATGCCGAAGCCATGAGAACAGAAAACAAACTGGTACACGAATGCGACTTTTGCGGCAAAAAATTATTTATGCACGGTGCAATGGTTCGGCATGAAGATAATTGCGTGAAGAATCCGAAAAACTGGGCAGCTTGCCACGAATGTAATTTTTGCAAGTTAGTTAAAAAGCCAATAACTCGAAGTAATTACACTTGGTTAGATTCTAACTCATATTATTGCTCAAATGAGAATATCAAAAAGGAAATGTACCCTCATAAAGCGGTTCGCAAAGGGCTTGTGAAAAAGTACCCTGAAACTTTTCAGGATTCAATTTTGATGCCTAAAACTTGCGAATTTTTTAGGCGTAAAACGTTGGATTTAGATTTTTAATCTTTATCTTTGCATTACATAGTGAAAGTACCTTTACAGGTGAGAGCGTAAAAGTACTTTCAAAAAAAAACGGTTTATTTATAAACCAACGCCCCGATGCTCTCACCTTCGGGGCTTTTTTTATGCAACACTTTCTGCAACACTTTTACTGTTGTTTCTGTTTTTTTGAACTTTGAAAAAGACGTTGTATAAAAAAATAAGTATTTTGTCAAAGTCGCAACACTTTTCGCAACACTTTTGAGGTTTTAACAACACATTACGCAACACTTTAAAATATAGTTTTTTCTAAATAAATGCCTTTTTTAGCCATTTATGCTCTATTTTTATATCTTTTTTATTAACGCAACACTTGCAACACTTTAAAATCAAAAAAAAAGTAAAATAAAAAAAATAAAAAAACACTAAAGAGAGTATAGGGAACGTACAAAAGTGTTGCATCTAAAAACAAATATATTATGCTATCAATTTTCAAAAATCTGTATAAGTCAAAAGATGTTCCATACTATGTTACAATTGAAAAGGTTGTAGATAGAATAAAAAACGGAACATCAAAAGCAATAATTGAGAAACTCAATGCAACTACTGACCCAGAGCTGCAAAAGGAAATAAAGAATAGTTTGCCGTGTATTTTATTTGCTGGTAAGTTTTCCGAGCGTAATGCTAAGTCTTTGATTGAGCATAGTGGCTTATCTGTTATTGACTTTGACAAAATACCGAGCGAAGAAATGGGCATAATGTTTGAAACTATTTGTTCTAATCCTCATGTGGTTTTATGCTTCAAAAGCCCCAGCCGTAATGGATTCAAGGCAGTAATAAAAATACCTAAATGCGACAAAGACCTCCACGTTAGATATTTCAAAGGTTTTCAACATAAGTACAATTTTGAGTATTTTGACATAAAAAACTGCAATGTTGACCGTGTATGTTTTGAAAGCTACGACCCGAATTTATATTTTAATGAAAATGCTTTGCTTTTTTCTGAATTAATTGAAGATGAAGGTTACAGCGTTTCGGAGAAAGCACCAGTTTTGCCTTTGACAGATGAAGGTAAAATTATTGAAAACCTAATGAAATGGTGGAATAAGAAGTATGGGTTTATCAAAGATAGCAGGAACAATAATGTTTTTATATTGGCGTGTTCGTTATGTGAATATGGAATTTCTCAAGAAACCGCAACCAATTTTATTTGGGGTGAGATTGTGCATTATGACCCTTCTAACCCTTTCACCGAAACAGAATGTAAAACCACTATACGCTCCGCTTATCGTAAGGTTCAATTTGGCTGCAAATATTTTGAAAATGTAGAAAGATTAAAGTCGCTAAAAATTGACGTTAAAAATCCAAACAAAGACGAAATAATTAAGAAGTACAACATCAATGAAGAAACATACAACGAAATAAAAGGAGACGTTGAGCATGATGATTTTTGGTATTGGACTGATGAAAAAACGCCAAAAATAAAGATTGATTCTTTGAAGTTTAAGTTTTTTTTGGAGCGTAACGGATTTAAAAAATATTTTCCTTCTGAAAGTGAAGAGCCTAATTTCTTATTCATAGAATCAAACAAAGTAATTGACACATCCACCGATAAAATAAAAGATTTTGTTTTGACTTATTTGTTGCAACGTGGCGAAAAAGACATTTGGAATTATTGCTCAACTTCTTCTAAGATGTTTTCTGACGATTATTTGTCTATGCTTGAAACTATTGAGTTACTAATGCTTAGAGATACCAAAGACACTTCATACATTGCATTCAAAAACGGTATATTAGAAATAACAAAAGATACTATTATTCTGAAAGATTTCATTGACATTGATGGGTATGTTTGGAAAAAGCAAATAATAAATAGAGACTTTGTATTTAGCGAAAATACGGACAATGACTACAAAACTTTTATTGAAAAGATTTCTAATGACACTACTCTACCGATTGAATGCGTAATTGGATATTTTCTAAGCACCTACAAAAACAAAATGAATAACAAGGCTATCATTTTGAACGATGAAGTAATTAGCGAAAACCCCGAAGGCGGCACAGGTAAGGGACTTTTCATTCAAGGAATTTCTCAAATTAGAAGGGTGGCGATATTGGATGGAAAAACCTTTGATGACAAAAAATCATTCCCCTATCAAACTGTTTCGCCCGACACCCAGGTACTTGTTTTTGATGATGTTGTGAAAAATTTCAACTTTGAAAATAAATTTAGCTTAGTTACGGAGGGCATGACTTTGGAGCGTAAAAATAAAGATGCCGTAAAATTAACGGTTTCAGAAAGTCCAAAAATTGCAATATCAACTAATTACGCCATAAAAGGGGAGGGTAATAGCCATGATAGAAGAAGATTTGAAATAGAGTTTTCTCAATATTTTGGCAAGAACAAAACACCTTATGAAGAGTTCGGCAGGCAATTATTTGACGATTGGAGTGATGAGGATTTTACGAGGTTTGATAATTACATGATTTTTTGTTTACAGTCGTTTTTTAAACTCGGATTAGTTGAACAAACTGCTAAGAATTTGAAAATGAGAAAACTCATTAGGGAAACAGCAATGGAGTTTTACGAATGGATTAGTGAGCATGAAAATTTTGAATTAAGCACAAGGCATACTAAGTCAGAAAAGTTTGACGCTTTTACAAACGAATATCAAGACTTCAAAAAGTGGCTGACCCGAAAAACCTTTCAAAAATGGGTTGAAAAATATGCAAGGTTTAAGGATTTTGAGTTTTCTGAGGGGAATACGAATGGGTCAAGGTGGTTCATGGTAAAAGGTATAGGCACACAAATAGATAAATCAGATATTCCATTTTAAAGTTATGAGAGAGAAAATAATAGAATCAATAAAAAAAGAGTTGGCTCAAAACGATAAGTATTACACTCCATCAAGTTGGAGGTATGCAGTTTATTATTTGCCTGATTGTGGCGAGTTTATTTACAACGATTCTGTTGTGAATTATAGCGTTATACAATTAATGATAAAAGACAAAACATTGATTTATGACGGAATAAAAATGCACCAAGGGGAATTAATGCCGAGATACATTTTAAACAAAAATCTAATCGAATGAAATCACTAAGACCATACCAAACTGAAATATCAAATAAGGCGTGTGATATTCTCCGACAAAAAAAGATTGTTTACCTTGCGATGGAAGTACGAACTGGGAAAACCGCCACAGCCTTTGAGGTAGCAAAACTGTACGGAGCGAAAGAAGTATTGTTTTTGACAAAAAAGAAAGCTATTTCATCAATAGAATCAGACTACAAAGATTTTGGTTTTGATTTTGATTTGTTAGTTACCAATAATGAATCTTTGCATTTAGTCGAATCTATTACTTTTGATGTTATAATATTAGACGAAAATCACCGCAACGGAGCGTTTCCGAAGCCGAACAAAGTAACGCAATTAATCAAATCAAAATACAGTCATTTGCCTATGATATTTCTTTCAGGCACTCCAACGCCCGAAAGCTACTCACAAATATACCACCAGTTTTGGGTATCAAAATACAGTCCTTTTGCTCAATATGCGAATTTCTACAAATGGGCAAAAGACTTTGTAAACGTGAAAGAACGTAATTTAGGATATGCAAAAGTGAAAGATTATAGCGATGCTAACCAAGCATTAATTAAGAAGGTTACAGAGCCTTACATGATAAGTTTCACACAGGAGCAGGCAGGATTCACAACGTCTGTAAAAGAAACGATTTTGTATTGTGAAATGCAACCGATAACGCACAAGATAATTGCCAAATTAAAAGCCGATAAAATAGTCGAGGGGAAAGACGAAGTAATACTTGCAGATACTTCAGTAAAAATGATGGGCAAAGTTCACCAGTTATGCAGCGGTACGGTAAAGTTTGAAAGTGGCAACTCAAAAATAATTGATAACTCAAAAGCGTTATTTATTCAAGAACGGTTCAAAGGTGTAAAAATTGCCATATTCTACAAATTTACTGCGGAATACGAAATGCTCAAAAACGTTTACGGAGAGCAACTCACAACCGATTTAGACGTATTCAACAGCACAGATAAGAATATTGCGTTACAGATAGTTTCTGGACGTGAGGGCGTTAGCTTAAAAGCTGCAAAGTATTTGGTTTATGTGAATATAGATTTTTCGAGCGTTTCATTTTGGCAGTCAAGGGATAGAATGACTACGCATGACCGATTAGAAAACGATATATATTGGATTTTTGCAGTCGGCGGCATTGAAGATAAGATATACAAAGCCGTTCAGAACAAACAAGACTTTACCCTTTCACACTTCAAAAAAATATGACCGAGCAACAAATACAAAGCAAAATTATCAAGAAACTTGAAAAAGAGGGCTGGTTAGTTGTGAAGATTATTAAATGCAACAAAAACGGATTCCCCGACTTGATGGCGTTGAAAGATGGAATAGTCAAATTCTTTGAAGTCAAACGCCCGACAGTTGGAAAACTTAGTCCTTTGCAGGTTTATGTTCAAAAGTTGTTGATAGAAAAAGGATTTGAGACAAATGTAGTATTTTCTGAAAAAGAAATTTTGTAAAACAAAAAAGTTTACATATCTTTGTGAACTCCAAAGTAAGAGAGAGGTCGAGAACCTCTTACTTTGGTTTTGGTTGCAACACCAAACCCGCCCCAATCTCGACCGTTGGGGCTTTTTTTATGCTTGACAGATGGAGCTTAATTACATACAAAACTATATTCTTCGTAATTATAACCGACTATCGAACAGAACAATGGCGGATATTCTGAACTTGCCAATGCACAGAATACGCCACGAAAGTTATAAGCTGGGCTTGTATCGAATGAAGATGCACTATTGGACGGAAGAACAAACGGCATTTTTGGTCGAGAATTACAAAGAAATTGGAGATACGGAACTGGCAGCAATATTTGAAGAAAAATTTCCTTGCCAAAGAAAGTGGACGAAAAAGCACATTGAGAAAAAACGAAAGTATTTGGATTTGCACCGCACAAAAGAAGAACGTTATTTAATAGCAAGGAGAAATATTTCAAATGGGATGTACATTGATTCAAGAGCCACAAAAAACGCTAATTATCCCCCAAAGCCCGACGGCACGATAGTTTACTGGGGCAAACGCCCTTACATCAAGGTCAATGGGGAATATAAGCAATGGGGGTTGCATACTTGGAAACAGGCACACGGAACGCCGCCTAAAGGTTATGTTGTAAAATTAATTGACGGAGATTTTCACAACTTGAAACTTGAAAACCTTATGCTCATAACAAGAGCAGAAAACGCAAGGATAAATAACGAAATAACATCAAAAGGCTTGTCCGATGGCTACGTAGCTTCAATGATGAGTTTCAAAAACAAATCAATTAGAAAGGAATTATTGAAAAACAAAGAATTATTAGAACTCAAACGATTAACACTTAAAATACAACGAATATGCAAGAAGAACTTACAAGAACAAACGAGTACACAGTCCCAAAAGGAATTGTAAACCTCCAAACGGTAAACGAAAATCTTATGGAAATGATGCTGACCGTAAAAGGAAATCCACAGGCAATCGGGCAGGCACAGTCTATGTGTGAAATTGCAGACCGAATTGTCAACGTTGCAAAAACGCAAATACAGCAGGGTGCCATGATTATCGAGTTCAACC